TCTTCCTCGTCGGGTTCTTCTTCGATCTGCTTGGGTGTCACATCGACGATCGGCCCAGCGCTGCCGCCATACAGGCGTTTGATTTCTTCCAGCTTTTTCACGACCTCTTCTTTGCTCATGCTGTCGATCGTGCCGTGTCGGATTTCTTTGCGGTCGATGTAGATCGACCCCAGGGCTTGGCCCCTTCGGTACTCGGCCTGGACGGCCGCGCCATACGCGCCAGCCTGGAGTGCCTGGTCGCGGATGACCTGCAGGTCTCGCATGTGGCGCTCAAAGGTGGTGCCGTACTTTTCGCCCAGCTCGCGCCGGCGCTCCTGGATCGCGGCCACAATGTGCGGACACACCTCGGGGTCGGTCAGCTCGCGCGCCCGGTTCTTTGCCCAGGTCTCGCTGTAGCCTGCGCGGATCGCAGCCTCCTTCAGCGTGACATGGCCGTCGCCAGCACAAAACTCTTCCACAAACTTCCATTCCTGGGGTGTCAGGACTTTGGGTTTGTGGGGCTTGACCGGCGCGGTCACCCTGGCTTCGACAACAGCAGGCCTTCCGCCCAGGTTTTTACCGGCCAAGAACTTTTCGTCCTTACCGCCCATCAGGCGACCCTCCACAGTCGCCAGCCTTCGCCGTACCGGCGGCATGTGAATCGCGTGCCTGGGTGGCGGCGCGAATACATGTAGGCAGCACTGCGCAGGTTCTTGATCCAGGTCGGGTCCAGGATCATGAAGCTGTCGCCAATGGCCATGTCAGGGAATGGGTAGCGCTCGCGGGGATCGACGCCACCAGGCAGGGGGATGTTCTTTTCGATGTTCATGCCTACATTGTGCAACAAATCCACAGGCAACGCAACAAAGGGCCTCCAGAGGGCAAATTCAGGGTTCCTATAGACTTTTTTAGACCAATGAGTGTTTTTATTTTTTCAAAAAGTCAACCCGCGCGCATTTTATGTGAATTACATCTCTTGACTATGCGTAATGAACTGTGTTCTCATAACTCATTGATTTCATTCAACTATTACACCATTACATCTATTACACCAAATCTCACAAAAAAATAAAAAAAAACATGATGAGTCAAAAAAAGTCTATACAAAGGCCGAAATTGGCGCAAGGTCCGTGGTCCTCGGTCCCTTCCACTGTATAAATCCACAGTCCACCTAAGGGTAAACACCTAGAAAATAGGTACTTGACAGGTTGACAGTTGACATGTTATAGAGTATAATTTAATTGTCAGCTAGAAAAGTTGACGACTGTTCTTTAACATTTAGAAAGTGAGAAAGTATGAACACGAAAAATCGCGTGTGGATTGAACTCGACCCTCCGGCAGCCGGCCATCCCGAACAGGGCCATGACCGAGCGGCTGCAGCCACCAAGCTGCTGGCTAAGTTGGGGGTGACTTATGACGGGTACCCAGCCGTCTGGTTTGATGAAAAGAAAGGCAAGTATGCTTTCACCCAATCATCGGCCGGCTGCTTTGTGTGGGCCTCGGACCATGGTCAATGGTTCAATCTAGACAGACTCTCCGCTTAACCCACGAAACCCGCCAGCTCAACCCTGGCGGGTTTTTTCATTGCAAGTCCGTCCCCAGCCACTGCCGGTGCTCTCCCGACAGCATCTTGGCTGCCACTTCCATGGGCATCAGCTCGCCGAACTCAATCTCTGTGACTTGCTCGAACCCAGCGGTCCGAGGGTCTTGGATCACGGGCCCAATCAATGCGTACTTGTGCCCTCCGGCGGTGATGATCACCACCTGGACCATGGGCCGTGGCCCGAGGGCCTCGACTATCTCTTGCAGCGTCGGGGTCATCTCTGTACTTCCTGCCACCCGGGACCACCTTCTCCCTCACGCAGGCCCAGGTCCAGGGAGAGTTTCTCGACCTCGCCGTTGAGGTGTTTGACTTTCTCCAGGAGCACATGCACTTGGGAGGCCAGGTGCTCCATTTGGTCGTTTTGGACCTCGATTCTTCTGCGCAGGCCGGCGATGTACTCCTTGGTTTCCAGGCAGTCGATGGGGCGTGGTGGGTTTTCTGTCGAAAATTCTGCGGGTCTCATTGGTTTTCCTTCAGGAGGGAGATGGGAAAGTGGCAGCAGGCTTCTGACTTGCTGCCTTCGATTTCGATGAACGCGGTCCGTGGTCCGAAAGTCTGGTCGGGGTGGTCGTGCCAGCGCTTGCAGTTCTCACATTTTGCGTCCACTGTGATGGGTTTGCAACGAAAGCAGTCCCAGGCCAGGGGGTGGGTCATCTTGGTCATGGCTCGTATTCCACCGCCATCACTTTGATTTTGCCGTTGGGCAAGCGCTTGATGATGGTCGCGCAGGACTTCTCCCCAGCTCTGCCCCAGTCGATGCCCCAGCTCACGCCGGTGTCGTCTTCGATCTTCCGTTTGTAAAGGGGGATTGGCTTATACATGCTCGAGGGCTTCTTCCACCTGAAATACCGATGGCCTGCTGCGTTCTCGCACAAATACGCCACAGGCTCTTGTTCTGACTGTGCCAAGGCCTCTTGCCTGCCAGCTTCGCGTTCTTCTTTCAAGCGGCCGTGGAATGCCTGGGCCACCCAGTCGATGAACACCTTGGCAGACTCGGCAGCATCGCCCTCAAAAACCAGCTCGGGGCCGTTGAAGTCCAGCTTGCCGACCGCCTTGCCGTTGACGCCGTTTTCGTGGCGGTGGAAAGTGATGTTGTAGTTGGGCTTGGGGATGGTGAATGTGTATTCCGGCAGCGGCGCATAGACACTCATCGGGTCGATACGCTCGCCGTCTTTGCTCCAGGCCGATCCCATGGTCGTGACATCGTGCAGCATGTCCTGGACTCGTTGGTCATAGGTCCGTGGTCCGGTCTCCGCTTTGCATCGTCTGCACTGCAGCCGATCGGTGCCTTCGATGAAATGCCAGTCGTGTTTGCAGGGTTCCATCAAAACTTCTCCTTGTAGAACTTGCCGATGACTTCGGCCAGCTCGTGGATGTGAAAGTCACCACCCTCGCCACCTGCGTCGCTGATCCAGATCATGCCTGGTTGCACGCCTGGCGTGAGGGTCCAGCCGGCGATCTTGACCTCGTAGCGTTCGCGCCCCTGCTTGAACCCTTCGTCGTAGGCCACCTGGGCTTTGCATGCCTCTTCGATGGTCATGAGGGTGTACTTCTGGCATTCTTCCCAGACATACTTGGCGTTTGATTCGCCAATGACTTTCTGTTCTGCTTTGGTCAATTGGGGCCACCATTCTGTGAATGTCATCGCTTTTGCTCCTTGAGCCATATCGCCCAGCTCGCGCAGGTGTCGGCCCCGAATGATTTGCTGAAGTCGTGCACCAGCTTTGTTGCTGCCATCTCGAGCCCAGCATTCCAGCCCAGCTCGTAGTGCTTGTCGTTGGCGACTGCATTAACAGCGCGGTCGACACTTGACTGCGTTTGCTTTTGCACGCCGCTGATAAAGCCCAGCTCAAAAATCTTTTGCTGGTCTTCGGTCAGGCCCTTCGCATACTCGAGGGCCTCTTCCAATGTCATGTGCTGTTGCATTTCGATTTGCCTCTTACGCCACCCGGTCATGGCCAGCCCCAAACAAACCTTTGATCCGCGCCCAGGCCAGCTTGCGCAATGACATGCTGCGCAGCTCCACCTCGAGCGACAGGATGTGTCTGCCCATCTCCAGGTTTGTTTCCATCAACGCGTCGTATTCTTCCTGGACCTCCTTGCGTGCGGCTTCACGGCCTTCGGCGTAGCCCTTGGAATGCGCAGCAGCTGCCACATCCTTGAATGTGCGGCGCTTGTACTTAGTCGTAGTAGTCGTCATGTGATTGGTTCTCCATATGTTCAAAAACTTCTTCGTCGATGCGGACACGCTCTTTGTCGGTCAGCTTGGCCTCGAGCCACGCAGATGGTCGGCCCTTGCGGTCGAGGATTTCCCATTCACCTTCGCCGCCTTCAGCAGGGGCCCAGTTGTCGGGATGGCCGGACAGCCGGGCAGGCACATAACCGTCCCAGCTGGTCACGCGGATGATGCAAGGGATGCCGCAGCAGGTGGATTCAAATTCGCTCATAGCGGCATGTCCCCGTGCCATGGTTCGTCGGCCATGCGCTTGAGATTAAAGATGAACCGATACTGCGGGTGCACCTTGACGAACAGGCGCGCATAAAACGCAATGTGGTTATTGCAAATCTTGAAGTCCTGGCCAGTGGTCGTGATCATCACTTCCCAGCGAATGCGATTGATGATGAGCCAGTGGCTGATCTTCCTGTGGCCGGCGTTGATGGCCTCCAGCGTGAAGCGCTCAAAGTATTCCCACACAGCAGGGTTGGCCGCGTTGAATGCGTTGAACTCTCGCTGGCGCAGGTGGAACGGCGTGTTCATGCTCATAGCGGTGCCTCCTCTGCATCAGCTGGATACACAGGCCCACGCGGGGCCCGTGGTTCTTGATACGGGGGCAGTGGAAACTGAGGGAATGGCCAGGTCATACCTTCACCTCCAGCAGCTCCTGGTCATCATCCTCGCTGACATACACCGAGAACAAAGACAGCTCAAAGCTGCCTTCTTCGGTTTCAATCACCAGGTCGCGGGAAGCAGAAACCATGTCATTGGTTTTGCTGGGACGGATCGCGCTCAAGCGGATGCTCTTGACGCGGTGGATGTTCAGGTTGAAGTTCATCACTTTCTCTCTTTCTGTTGATGGAGTTTAAATTATACGTGTATCGTACCAAACGTGTCTAGTACTTTCCCTAATTTAATGTGACGATGTCGTAGCCCTGGCCGCAACCTGAGCAGTACCTCATTGTCACCTCCAGTGCTTCCACAATGGATGCACCAGTGGCCAGCGCGCCGATGGCAAAGTCCCGGCCGGAACCAAAGACATACCAGCCATCCATCGTTGCAGACTCGGTGAAGTCCATGGGGTATGGACTCTTCTCGTACTTGAGCACTCGGCCGTCGGGCGTGATGACCAGGAACGCGACCCAGTCTTCTTTGTTGCGCATGCAAGGCGGTGTTTTCTCAGGATCGGCTCCCTGTTCAAACCAGTGGAACATTTCCTGGGCCAGGTCCCAGTCCCCTGCAGCAGCGCACAGGTGGCCTCGAATGCGCTTGATCTTTGTGACCTTGCGCACCAGGTCGCTCTGCGTCGCTTGCTTGTCTGCTCCGAGGGCCTTGACCCTGTGATCCCAGATGATGACAGTCATTTGAACCCCACCATGATGGAATCAGGTCGTAGCACGTTCTGTCCGATCGGCCGCCACAGGTGCAGGCAGTAGGGATGGTTGTTGACGTGGTCCTTTGAAGGGACGTGGAACTGCATGGCGACATCTTCGTCGTCCCAAAACAGATTCTTCACCTGGCACATCTCGTCCCAGGTCGGGCAGCGGTCCTTGCGGCTGACGCTCACATGCTCCCAGCCAGCGCCGTCACTTGCGAGGACGAACACCACCTGGGAGTGCTTGAGCTTGACCACAAAGGCCCCGTTGGTGGCGTCGCCCTCTGGATAGCCAGAGAGCTTGACGCGAAACTTTTCAGGCGTCTTGAACATTTGTTTCCTCCACGGACATTTCTTTAAGGTTGACCCAGCAGGGGCTGACCCATGTCAGTCGTTCGCTGGGAAGTTTTCGGTAGTGGCCCTTGCGGTAATGCGCGCAGGGAGAGCCATGCTCAAAGCCCCCGCGCTGCAGCCGCTCAATGGCCTCATCGCGCTCCTTGACACCCACGCGAGTGCTGGTGAGCAGCCGCAGCTCGTGCATCATGCGAATGCCGGCCATGCCGCCTGGTATGGCGTTCAGACCCATGGGAGCCAGCGTGTACTTGGCCACGGCTTCCTCTTCCATCTCGTAGACCTTGCCGAGGGAGTCGGCAGTCCCGCTGATCTGGATCACCGGGTGCATGGCGATGCCCTGGCCCACCAGTTGATGCCACACGGAGTGCAGCAATGAGCCGGTGTTGGTCTCGGCCTTGTAGCCGTGCTCCCTGAGCCGCGTCATGATGTCGCGCTTGGTGATGCCGATGTAGCCATGATGCAAAGGTTTGACGGATTCTTCTGTGAAGCGCTTGTCCTCTGAACTGACTTTGAAACGGATGTGGTAAACAGAGTACTCCTTCAACAGCTCTCTGTCATATGCGTAGTGCAGGGGGACGTCTACACGTAAAGACACGTGCTCAGGAGCGATGGAGGTTTTCTGGTGCCCGTCAAAGTTTGATCCCAGGAACATGACCATGAGGCGTGAGCTGCCATCCTGGCCAACTCGAATGGGGTTGTCCAAGATGATCTTGGTGATTGCCCTGTCGTCTCCGGTGTATCGAGACATGCCTGCAAGGAGGTGCGTGCCATAGTTTTTATCCACAGCCTTAGGCGCTTCCTTGCGGGCTCGCTCCAGAACTTCCTGTAGATAGTCAGCTCGCGCGCCATCACCAAAAAGAACTCGGAGATTTCGATACTTCATCAGAACCACCCAAACCAAATGCCGGTGCCATGCACGCAGCCAACAGGAAAGAACACGGCCCCTGCAATCAAGAAGCCCCAGGAGGCCGTCTTGAGGCAGGTGAACACATGCGTGAACCAGGCCAAGATGACCCAGCCAGCGACGAGGATTGGAAAGAGTTCGCTCATGATGCCTCCGATGGGCGCTCGACATACTCTGTCGATGGGGTGTATGGAAATGTGACGGGCACAAGACTGTCTCGACTGGTGTAGTGAGACTTGTACTTTTCGCCGGTCTCTTTGTCGGTGTACCATTCGTAAAAGACACGGCCGTCAATGTCGTAGGCCTGGCCATCAAAGCGGTCAGCCTGCTTGAACACACGGCTGCAGCGCCTGTTTTGGAAGACGCCTTCGCTGGCCTCGTGCCACTCCCAGTCCTCGCCTGTCAGCGGAACCAGGGGCTCGTACATGGCCAGTTTCTTGAACATGTTCACCGCATAAGGTGCGGAGCTTCCGCTATGGCCCTCATCAGCGAACACCTTCAGCAAAGCCAGAACATGCTCGCATATTGCGGCCTGCATTTCGTCCCTATATGCGCCCGTCCCATCAAGCCAGCCAGCAGCCTTGAACTCCATCAAGGCATGTGCATGCAGGTTACTCATCGCGCATTCCCCTGCAAGCGGTCAGCGACCAGTTTGGCGTAGCCGGCAATGTCAACCCAATGGTCGACCTTATCGGGGTTGCCGTTGACGATGCGGCCAATCTTGTGGACGATCATCTCCAGGGCTTCCCACTGGTCGTCGCTGAATGTTTTGTTGTGCATGCGTGCGTGGTCCGCGAGCGTGCGTTTGATGGCCTGCATCAGTGCAGCGCCGTCCTTGAACTTGCCGTAGTCTTGGGCGCGCTCGTCCAGCGTGCCGTCGATGTCGGTGTCTTCGCCTACAACTTCGCGCTCGTCGTCGTATTGCACCAGGCCGCTCTTCAATCCTTCTTCAACAAACTTGTCCAGAGGGATGCCCAGCTTCTTTGCAATGGCTAACTGTGACGGGCCCAGGCTGACACGACGACCGCCTGCGATCGGCTTCGGTGCCTCAGGTTGCCCTTCTTCCTGCACCTGCTTGCGCAGCTTGTAGGTCATGGGCTTGGGGGCTTTGAACTTCGCGGCCACCTTGGCCACTTCAGCATCAGGGTGCTTGCGAAAATGTTCGCGGATTTTGTCGGACTTGGTCATTTGATTTCCTTTTGGGTTTGAACAATTGCACGGGCCTTGCCTTGACGGATAACCGCCTGGACAAAGTCATGCGCCTTTTCGATGTCATACACAGTGGCGTTCGCCAGCTGCTCCTCATGCAAGTCCATCACCAGCTTGAGCAGCTCCCACTGCTTGGCAGTCATGATGAACCTCATGTTGTTGGCCACGCCTCTGCGTGACAACTCAAGCAGCGCGTCTTGCCCCTGCTTGATCTCTTCGAGCCAATCATGGCCCTTGCCCATGATGGCCAGTGCTTCGGTGATGTTGAATGCACCAATGAGCATGTCAATGTCTTCTTTACGCGCTATACCCTTACGGATTTGTTCCAGGGCGGAGCGGTTCTTCAATTGGACATCGACGTATATGCCTGGCAGGTCACGAACAGGTCGCATGCCTGACAGCACAAACTCCAGTGGATTCTGGAGCACAGTCTTGGGTCGATACTTGCTGCGTTTTTTCATGAACTGCATGACACAAAAAGACTTGCACACACCACCAGGATGATCGTGAGGTACACCATCGCCCTGTCGCTGACCAACGGGCGATACCTGCCCAGCAAAAGGCCTTGAATGAACTCCTCGTTCTGAGTCATCTCGGGCGGCTTGCGCTGGTGGGTCAATCCGATGAGTACCTTGTCGGTGTTCACATACTTGCCTGTTGCAGCAAGTTCCTGGTACACCTTCTGCTCTCGGGTAAGAGGTTTTTTAGTCATTGCGCTCTTTCTCCTTTCTGTTTCTGAGCCTCGATCGTAGCACATCTAGTTCACTTGTCAACAACTCAACTTCTTTTTCTGCATTCAACCAGGCGGCACGCCAGAGTCGTTGATCTTCAATGCGTTGCGCGGCCGCTTCAAGTAGGTGGTCTATCGCTGGAAACACCTCCTTGACTGAGCGCAGTTCCTCTTGTAGTTTCATTTTTACTCCATGGATGTTTTAAGTATTCTTCACGAAGCAGCCCATACAGCACCAGGTCTCCGCCGTCAGGGAAAGCCTTGCGCATGCGCCCTTCATACTTGAAGCCCAGACGCGACACAAAGCGCTGGGCGTTGAGGTTCTCGGCTCGAATGAGGCCCGTGACCCGTGGTACTTCAAGCACCAGGAACGGCAACTCAAACGACGCGTTGAAGTAGTTGCGAGACAGCCAGTGGCTCTTGGGCCGTGCTGCGATGTGCATGTCAATGTTGGTCCCTGTGTATGCAGAGAACACCGTGACGGCCAGGAACTGGTCCTTGTCGTCCACCAGGCTGACCGTGGTGACATCACCCGTCATGCCGTCGATGCCAATCACTTTCTTGGCCCAGGCCACAGCCTCGTCGTTTCGTTCAAAGCGCAGGATTTTCACTGTAGTTCTCCGCAATCTCATCTTCAAAAAACAGGGTCTGCTCTTCGGTGAGAGTGTTGGTGATGTCGACCTGGCGCGGCTTGCCACTCGGGCCCGTGATGGTCAACAGAACCTTGGTGATGTCCAGCTGCGCAGGCAGTTCAATGCCTTCCACCAGCATGGGTGGCAGCACTTCAAAAGTGAGTTCTACGGGGAACGTCATCTCGGTTTTGTATTTCATCTTTGGCTTTCTGTTTGTTGGCAGCGATGCGCTGCAAGGTGAGCGACTCTTGGTAAGCGTGTTCAAACGCCGGCAGGATGATGCTGTACATGTAGTTGCCCATCCCAACCTTGTAAAAGGCCGCGAGTTCCTTGAGCATGTAGTACGCCTCCTCGGGTAGGGAGACAGTAATCCAGCGCTGCCCAGCGCGCTTGGATGGAGATGCACGAACCTTGTCGTAGTTATCTTTTTTCGGTCGCCCGTTCTTCTTTGGTCGACCTCGTCTGCGCGCTGCAATGCGTATTGATTGGCGCGCATAGGGCTCTGGATGTCCAGGAACAATTTGTTCTCGAACTTTCGGTATTCCTGCCATTGAATTCTCCTTTCTGTAGATTTATCAGTGTATCGGAAAAAATGGGCTGGGAGCAAGCCCCCAGCCCGAACTTCTCAACTAGGGCAACTGCAGTAGCCCCAATTCAATTATGCGGCTTCCCCCCAGCTGGGTCCAGTTTCAACATCCACTCGTGAGGGAACTTCCAGCGTCACAGCCTTGGCCATGATCTCGGCAGCAGCGCGGGCCTCGTCGATGTTCCTGACGGACAGTGCCACCTCGTCGTGCACCTGCAATAGCAAATTGAAACCAGCTTTGTGCAGGGCCACCATGCCTGCTTTGGTCTGGTCTGCGGCTGACCCCTGGATCAAACGATTCAGGCCCTTGTAGGTGCCCGCACGCTTGATCCGTGAGCCGTATTCCATGATGGCCTGCTCACGCGGCAGCGCCTTGTTCACTCCCCATTCCACCGGCTCCCACAGCGGGAAGCGGCACTTGCGGCCCAGCAGGGTGCGGATCGACCCGCCAGAGGCCGGGTGCTCGATGCGCTTCATGACTGCGTCCACGGTGCCTTTCAAGAACGGAACCTTGCTGTGGAATGTGCCGATCAGCTCGCTGGCCTCGTCCAGGGGCAGGTCCAGCTGGTTGGCCAGCTTGGCTTTGCCCATGCCGTACATCAGACCGAGACCAATCGTCTTGGCAGCCTTGCGTTTGATGCCGGCCATGTCGGCGACCATCTGGTGGAAGTCCGTGTCGGGGTTGTCGCGGTAGGCCTGCGCCATCTTCTCCGCCCCTGGTAGGCCAAGAAGTGTGGCATAGTGAACCAATAAGCGCGGTTCCTGCGAGGAGAAGTCGTTCGCCGCCCAAATCTCACCGTCCTCGGGTAGGAACAAGCCTCGCACCATCGGGCCAATAATTTCGTGGCGCGCGGGCACTTGCTGGAGGTTGGGGTTGCTGGCCGACAGGCGTCCTGTGACCGTGCCGCCCTCCTCGTTGCGCATCTGGTTGAAGTGGGTGTGGATGCGCCCGTCCTTGGCGCTGTGCTTCAGGTAGGGCTCCAGGAATGTGCCGTGGGTTTTGTTCAGCTCACGGGCCTCCAGGATCATCTTGGCCATGGGGTGCTCGTGCGTGTCCAGGAAGCTCTTGGTGAAGCTCGGCGCGCCAGCAGCGGTCTTGGGGTACTGGATGGCCAGGCGATCGAACGCAGCGGCGATGGACTGCGCAGCCCAGATGTCCACCTGCATGCCAGCCTGCTCTTTCAAATACTTCAGGATTTCGGTTTCCTTCTTGCGCATCTCAGCCATGTGGCGCTCGCACTTGGCCCGGTCAAAGTTGATGCCTTTCAAGGTGATGTTCACCAGCACCGGCAGCACCTCGGTCTCGAGCTTGAACACCGACTCCACTTCGTCGTTGCGCATGAGCGCTTTGAAGTGATGCCACAGCTTCAAGGTCAGCGCTGCATCCTGCTCGGCGTAGTCACCAACGTGCATGGCAGGCAGCTTCCACAGCTCCTTCTTGGGGTGCACACCAAAGTCAGACGCTGACTCTTTCAAGCCCTGCTCGGATTTGATTTCTTTGAGGTAGTCAAAGCCCAGGCTGTTCAAGCTGTAGGCAAAGCGGTTTTCGTCCAGCACAGGTGCTGCCAGCATGGTGTCGTAGATCGTGCCGTTTACTTCAAACCCTGTGGCCCGGAGCCATCCGAGGTCGTAGGCGGCGTTGTGCATGATTTTGTCTGCGGGCGTAGCCAGGACATCACGCATCCAGCGCTCCACGATACGCTTGTCCAGGTTACCGCCGCCGCCATGAGCAACAGGGTAGTAGCCAGCCCAGCCATCAACAGCAACAGCATACCCAACAATGTAGCCGTCGTTACGAGGCCATCCTGGGCCAAGGCTCTCCATGTTCGGGTCGCAGGTTTCGAGGTCAATTGCAATCTCCTTGGCTTCACTGAGGTTGGGAAATGTTTGGGGTGGCAGCCACTCAGAAATCCGAGGGAACATCGACATGGTTTTGGTATCTCGCTTCATAGTCTGAAGCCTTTCTGTTCATTCTTTGGCAGCACGATGTGCAGCGATTGTTTGGCGCGGGTGATGCCCACATACAGCAGACGATTGATGTCGTCCGAATTCTTGTCGTAGTCCTTCGCAAAGCGCGTGGACAGGTCAGACAGCAGCAGCACGTTGTCTGCCTCGCCGCCTTTGGCACCGTGGATGGTGGACAGCTTGATGGGCACATTGCCTGTCAGCTTCGTGTTGCGTCTCAGCAGGGAGACCAGGTAGTCGCGGCGGTCCTCGCTGATTTTTGTCAGCGCCTTGTGCCAGATTTCTGTAGAAAGAAGCCCGTGCTTTTCTTTCAGGAGATCGAGTGTGTACATGGCTGCCTGGTCAGCCGTGCGCAGCATCTTGTGGCCGTGCTTGATGTTCTCGCTGTCCATGTATTTGTAGATCAGCTTGAGCACGTGGAACGGCACCTCGCCGCCCTTGCGCAGTTTCTCCCAGCCCAGCACCGCAATCAGGATGTTCTCGCTGACACTGCGTTGTCCGTGGCGCTCGAACAGCAGGCCCTGGCTCTTGATCCAGTCGTGCATGTCGGTGAGCATGTAGTTCGTGCTGGCCAGGATGAGCCAGTTGCCATGCGTGATGTCGACTTGCTGGAAGTCGTTGTAGTAGCTGATGCTGCCGACCTCTTCGCGCGCCTTCCAGACCTTGGGCTGGCGCTGCTTGATGCGCGTCACCACCCGATTGGCTAGGGCGTGGATTTTGGAGGGAACTCGGTAGGACTGATCAAGGACTTTGACATCACCCGTAAACCCCAGGAAGCTCTCGACATCGGCTCCCGCCCAGGTGTAGACAGCCTGGTCGTCGTCGCCTGCCAAAAAGGCGCGCTGGGCTCGCAACGCGAGTTGCTCGACCAGCCTCCATTGCAAACGTGACAAGTCCTGGGCCTCGTCGATGATCAATGCTTCGAGCTTGGGCAGGCGCTCGGGCTCGAGCAGCACGTGCTCCAGCAAGTCGGTGAAGTCCAACAGGTTGCGCGATGTCTTGTAGTGACGATAGGCGCGCTCGACGTACTCAAAATGAAACCACTCAATGTCCATCTTGGACTGGTTGTAGTGGGTCTTGAGGTCCATGCCGCGAATGCGGGCGATGTTGATCTCGTTGAGGATAGGGTTGTCGGCCTTGACTGCAAACTCTTCGTCGCCGCTCTCGATGGCCAGCTCAATGCCGGCCTCCAGGGCAAACTCTTTGTAGTGCTCGGGCGACATCATGTCTTTGGTGCTGATGCCAAGGCACCGGTAGGCCAGGCTGTGCAGCGTGCGAAAGAACGGGAAGTCGGTGTCGGGGTTCAGATGCGGAAACTTCTGGATGGCCCTGTCGCGCGCTTCGGTGGCCGCCTTCTTGGTGAAGGCAAAGTAGCCGATCTTCATCGGGTGCACGTTGTTGGCCAGCTCGGTCTCAACGATGCTCAGGAGGTAGGTTGTTTTGCCTGACCCTGGTGGGCCGAACACTTTGGTGATGTTCACTCGTCATCTCCTTCGTCCCACATGTCGTCGGGCCAAACCAACACGGGGGTGTGCTCCCCCATGTATGCGCCCTCGATATTGAACTCGATGTACTCGCGAGCCTCTTCCGGGTCCATGCCTTCTTTCACAAGGTTGCTTCGGATGACTTCGGCGTCATAGACCAGCACATTAACAGTGGTGTTGTCGCGCCAGATCATGGCGGGCCCAAGAATGGCGTTGTCATGTCCATCAATTTTCAACATCAGAACGGGCTCCTGTGTGTGCGTTGCTCGGGTGTTTCAAACGGCGCGTCCTGGCGATTGAAGCGTGGGATGCGCCAGCACCGTGCTGCGCGGTTCTTGAGAAATAAACTGATGGGCTCGCCACCCAGGTCGCGAATGCGCTGCGCCATCTTCGGATGCGTCATGCCCTTGAAGTTGTTGCGCACCAGGTGCGCTTCCAGGTCCTTCATGCGGAAGTAGGTCTTGGCCTCATCTTCGTCCGTCCATGGGCGGCCCATGAGGATTTCGTCGCGGTCCATTGCCTGCTGCAAGTGTGTGCAGAACTCTTCGAGCAGATCGTTGAAGCGGCCGGTGATGCTGGTGTCTTCGCTGGCCTCGGTGATCTGTTCGGTCTCAACCATCTCCTTAAGCAACGCATTGAGCAGCTGCTCCCAGTCTTGCTTGCGCAGTGTGGGCGGCAGGAGGTTGAGCTTTTCGACGCAGGCCTTTTGGAAAGCGGCCTGTGCGAACAGGCTCTCGGTGTCCAGTTCGATGCGCTTGCCGTTGATGTCGAGGAACCAGAGAGGTGGCTCCGAGTTGTACTTGGACAGCGATGACATCTGCGGTGAATCAGGCCCGTGGGCCCCGATCCCGTGTTTGCGTGTCCTGCAAAGGCCGCTGTTGCAAAAGCTGTTGAGCGGTGCGTCCTTGCACTTGTAGCGGTAGTCTTTCTTGTGCAGCTGCTTGACCAGAATCTGGACTTCGTTGTTAGGCAGCGGCGGCGCTACGTACTTGAGGTTGTGCTCTACCAGGGCGTCGTCCCAGTGTATGGGGATGACCTTCTTGAGGTAGATGCCGATGTTGAAGAGTGCGTTGTTGCGTGTGCCTTCTGGCACGCCCTGGGCACAAAGTGCCTGCAGGCAAGGAGGGCCATCTTTGATCGGGTGATCCGGCTCTTTGGGCTCCTCTGGATATTTGAGCTCTGGGGGCTGTACCCATTGGTCATACAGGCCATAGAACTCTTCCAGGGTAGCTGCCGAGCCGTCATCCTTGATGGCGTAGCGCATTGTCTGGTCCCCACCGAAGTACGGCAGGTTCAGGAAGTTGCCTGTGTCGCCACGGTCAACCAAGATTTCAGCTTGCTTAGGAAATATCTCACGGCCCGCTTCGCCCAAGAGCGCAGCACAGGCCTTGAGAAACCGCTGCATCTCAGCAGCGGGGATGGGTTCTTGAACGAACAGAAAAACGTGCGCGCCGCCAGACTTGCTGCGGCACACAACCATTGGAAGCTCAAGGCTTCTGACCTTCTTTATGAGGCCAACGTGGTCCAGTGGATACTGGTCAATGTCAATACAGCCCCACACGCAGGTGTTATCCGCCCTGATTGGGATAATGCCCAAACTCGGCTCAACGCCCTCGA